ATGACAAAGCTAGCCAAAGGCGGCGTTTCCAAAATGCACAAAGGTGGAAAAACCAATGACGACATGATGAAAATGGGACGTGGTATGGCTAAGGTCAATAACCAAAAAACCGGCATGAAGGCTTAATCATGGCTAAATTCAGCATGAAACAAGGCGGCAAAGAAGTTGGTAATGCCAGCGTCTACGCAGAGCCACACACTATGGACGGTAAGGCTATGAAAATTTCTTCTTCGCCCGGTAAAGAACCCAACCACAGCGAAGCTAAAACAGTCAACATGAGCGTTGGCAACATCAGCAAAGCTGCTGGTAATCAGCCTATCAAAACCGACGGCATCAAAATCCGTGGTACTGGCGCAGCTACTAAAGGTCTGATGGCACGAGGCCCGATGGCATGAATTACACGACGTTGTATAACACGATTCAGTCGTATACGGAGAATCAGTTCCCCGATGTATACCTTGCGAGTGGGAGTACCGTATCTGCGACTACGCAGATCAATACCTTCATTACGCAGGCTGAACAACGTATATACAACTCAGTGCAGTTCCCATCGCTTCGCAAGAACGTAACAGGCGTGACAAGCACGGGTAATAAATATCTGTCTTGCCCTAGTGACTTCTTGTCTTCATTTTCTTTGGCTGTTGAAACTGCGGATGGGCAAGAGTTCTTGCTGAATAAAGATGTGAACTTTATCCGTCAGGCTTACCCCAAGGCGACTGATACCGCGACCCCAAAATACTACGCTTTGTTTGGGCCAACAACTACCAACGATCCGACACCCGTTGTTACGAATGAGTTGAGTTTTATTCTTGGCCCAACCCCAGATGCTGTATACAACGTAGAACTCCACTACTACTATTACCCCGAATCCATTACTACTGTTGCTTCTGGACAGACATGGCTTGGGGATAACTTTGACACTGTGTTGCTTTATGGTTCTTTGGTAGAAGCCTACACCTTTATGAAGGGTGAGACTGACGTCATTGCTGGTTATGACATGAAGTACAAAGAAGCTCTTGCACTGGCTCAACGTCTTGGTGACGGACTCGAAAGAGGCGACGCATATCGCAGTGGTCAGTATCGTCAAGCGCCTTTGCCGCAGAATAACGGGGTGCGTTGATGGCATTCACCGGCAACTTCTCTTGCAACACTCTGCGTAGTGGCTTGGCTAATGCGTCAATCAACTTGACGACCGACACATTCAGGTTGGCCTTGTACACAAACGCAGCTACGCTTGACGAGACAACAACAGCCTACACCTCTGTAGGTGAGGCAACGGGTGGAAACTATGTTGCTGGTGGAGAGATTGTTACCGCCACAGTTTCTTCTGAAGTCACGGCTTCTGGCAGTGTCGTATATGTGTCCTTTACGTCTCCATCGTGGACTGGGGCAATCACTGCCCGTGGCGCTTTGATTTATAAAGCTGGAGCAAACGGCGCTATTTGCGTCTTGGACTTTGGCAACGACAAAACATCCAACAACACTTTCACCGTGGCGATGCCTGCTAACACCAGCACATCTGCACTCATTCGACTCGTATAAGGAACTACCATGTTTAACGAAAAAGCAACCTCATCAGACAATGTAAGCGCGGGTTTAGTTGCTCGTACTGGAGCCGACTTTGGAGCGCGTGCAGGCGGCGTGTTTCATGTTGAGTGCTTCGATAAAGACGGCAACTTAAAGTGGAGTACCTCCGAACACAACTTGGTTGTAAACCAAGGCTTACAGGACATGAACACCAACTACTTTAAGGGTTCAACATACACTGCTGCGTTTTTCCTTGGCTTGGTTACTGGCCCCGGTTCAGGTACAACCTTTGCCGCCGCTGACACTTTGGCTTCTAAAGCATGGACTGAGTTCACAAACTACTCTGGTTCACGCAAGGCAGTGACTTTTGGCACAGCAACAACCGCAGACCCATCGGTCATCAGTAACTCAGCAGCACCATCTTCGTTCTCCATTTCGGGTGCTGGTGGTGTAGTAGCTGGCGCATTCTTGTGTACCGTGTCCAGTGGCACGGCAGGTGTTTTGTTCTCTGAGTCAGACTTCACATCTCCCGGCGATCGCACCGTTGTGTCTGGCGACACTTTAAACGTAACATACACATTCAGCCTTGACGCTGCGTAACGTGTGTTTGCTGATGCACCATTTGCCACAGTCCCATTTGCTGCACGAGGTGCGGGTGGGCAGGTTATTGATAGCGCGGTTGTAGAGTCTGCAACAGCTTCGGATGCAGTAGCTGCCCTTGCAATATTCTTGGCGGCGGTTACAGAGGCTTCAGCGGTATCAGACAGCGTAGCTGTTGCGGCTTCTAACTTTATTGCTGACATTGCAGAAACTGTTGTTATTGGGGACGCTCCAAGCGCCTTGGTTGACTTTATCTCTTCGGTAGAGGAGTTTGCCGCAGCACAAGATTCCGCCAGCAGTCTGGTTGATTTCAGTAGCTCAATAAGTGAGTCTGCGACAGGGGTAGATAGCGCCTCTTCACTGGCTGACTTTGTCAGTTCAATCTCAGAATCTGCTACCGCATCCGACTCAGCCGCAGCTTTTGCTGACTTTTTGGCGGCAGTGCTTGAAACTGCCACGGCCTTGGACTCCTCCAGCGCCACAACAACTTTCCCTGCCAACGTAGATGAGAGCGTCACGGCTTCAGATGCAGTTAGCGCACAAGCGGAATTTTCGGTGTCTGTTGAAGAAACTGTTACCGGCTCTGACAGTGTTCTGGTGGCTCCGTCCACCTTTAATGCAGCAATCGATGAAACTGCCCAAGCCCTTGATTCCGTCTTGGCAAGTGCGGTCTTTTTTGCTACCATTACGGAAGGCGCGGTAGCTGCCGACCAGATCATTGCGCGGCTGCTTTGGGAGATCATCAACGATGCTCAAACGGCAAACTGGGGCAACATCAACGCCTCGCAGACAACGACTTGGGCCACGGTTGGAACAGCGCAAACAGTTAGTTGGCAGACAATTAACGATGCTCAAAACGCCGGATGGACAGTGATCTACGACGGTCAGACAGATACGTGGCAAGTAGTAAAAACGCAGGGTTGAGCAAATGGCACTTGTAGTTAAAGATCGGGTTCAGGAAACTACCACTACAACGGGTACGGGGACACTGACGCTTGGCGGTGCTGTTTTAGGCTTTCAGACTTTTGCAGTTATTGGTAACGCCAATCAGACCTATTACGCGATTGCAGACCCAACAACAGGCGACTACGAAGTAGGTATTGGCACATACACCGCTTCAGGCACAACTTTAAGCCGCACCACTGTTTTAGAGTCCAGCAATTCCAATAGCTTGGTTAACTTTGCTGCTGGTTCAAAGAATGTATTTTGTACGTACCCAGCGGAAAGAGCAGTGTATTTGGATACAGCAGGCTCTGCTGTAACTCTTTTAGACATCGGCACACTGGGTGTTAGCACTGCAAACATTTCAACTGCAAACATTACATCTGGGACAGTTGCTACAACGCCAGTCAACAACACCGACATTGTCAACAAGGCGTATGCGGATGCGATTGCATCGGGTATTCACTTTCATGAAGCTGTAGCTTTAGCAACTACAACAACTCTACCAGCAAACACATACAACAACGGCACATCCGGGGTGGGGGCAACGCTTACAGGAAACGCTAACGGCGCTTTGTCTGTGGACTCAACGCTTACTGTCGTTACAGAACGCATACTTGTAAAAAACGAAGCGGCAGGTGCAAACAACGGTGTTTATACGGTTACTCAGGTTGGCTCTGCTGGAACACCATACATACTGACCCGCGCTACAGATTTTGATACTGTTGGCACTGGGGTTGATCAGATTGACGAGGGCGACTTCTTCTTGGTTACCAGCGGCACTGCTAACGTCAATACCGCTTGGGTGCAACAGACCGCGCCGCCTATAACGATTGGCACAACGGCGATTGTTTTTCAGCAGTTCTCTGCGCCAATTACATACACGGCGGGTACAGGGCTGAGTGAGTCCCCAAGCTACACATTTAATATTGCCAACACAGGCACTGCGGGTACATACGGCGGGGCGGCTTCTGTTCCTGTCTTTACAACCAACGCACAAGGTCAAGTAACCAGCGTCACTCCTACAGGTATTGCCATAGCCGCAGCCGCAGTTTCAGGTTTGGCTCCATCAGCAACAACGGATACAACCAATGCAAGTAATATTACATCAGGTACTCTGGGTACTTCAAGGTTGTCTGGCAGCTACACGGGTGTTACTGGAGTCGGCACTGTTACTGCTGGTACTTGGAACGCTACACCTATTGGTGCTGTTTATGGTGGTACTGGTCAGTCCTCTTACGCTGTGGGAGATTTGGTATACGCGGATACAACAACGTCGCTGGCGAAACTCGCAGATGTCGCGGTCGGTAATGCGCTGATCTCAGGGGGTGTTGGCTCTGCTCCCAGCTACGGCAAGATTGGTTTGGCAACGCACGTAAGCGGAACTCTTCCAATAGCTAATGGTGGTACAGGCTCAACATCGACTCAGTTCGTGGATCTTGCTGCAAACGTCACAGGTACTCTGCCTGTTGGTAACGGTGGCACAGGTGCGGCAACATTCACAGCCAACAACGTCTTGCTGGGTAACGGTACTTCAGCATTTCAAGTCGTAGCCCCCGGCACAAACGGTAACGTACTTCAGTCTAACGGCACAACTTGGGTGTCTGCTTCAGCCCCAAGCACTATGGTGTATCCCGGCGCAGGCATACCCAACTCCACAGGCACATCGTGGGCTACGTCTTACTCTACAACAGGCACTGGCACTGTTGTTGCGTTGGCTACTTCACCGTCATTGACAACCCCAATTCTGGGTACACCCCAATCCGGAAACCTTGCAAACTGCACGTTCCCAACACTAAACCAGAACACGACTGGCAACGCGGCTACTGCTACTACCTTACAGACCGCCAGAACAATTAACTTAACAAGTTTTAATGGCTCTGCAAACATAACGATACCGCGTATTGCATCAATTGATGATCGCACCGCTGCTCCTGCTGATGGCTCAGCCGGGTATGCAACATTTGGCTTTGGTTCGTGGACGAACAACAACTTAGCTCCATATTCTGATTTTTTCTTGATGAGGTCTTACAGTGATGTGACTGGCGGCAACGACAATATGGTGTCGTTTCGCAAAGACGTTCTTGGAATGCGGGTATGGCAACAAAGTTTTGGGTCTGCTACAGCGTTTTCTACATTTAAAGATGTAGCTTGGACTGACGGCACAAATGCTTCCGGCACTTGGGGTATTAACGTCACAGGCAATTCGGCTACTGCGACTACGGCAATAAACCTATCAACCAATCGCACAAACTGGGCTACAAACGGAACAATTACCGCAGTTGTTGGTCAACTGGCTTGGAAAAACTACAACAACAGCCACACCATATTTGATGCTTCGGCTGGCACGTCACCTGACGGCGGTGCGGTAAACAATACCAACTCGCAAATAGCTTGGACGGCAACATACCCCACATTAATGGGGTGGAACGGTGCAAATACCTACGGCGTTCGTGTTGACTCCGCTCGGATAGCTGACAGCGCTACTACTGCATCCAACTCCACCAATCTTGGTGGCTACGCCGCTAATACATACATTGGCAAGTTCGGCAACGTTAGCGGCTACTACCAAGCGGACAACTGGCTTCAGTTCAATACTTCTAATGGCCTGTACTGGCCCAGTACAAACGCGGCGGAACTTACCGCCAACACAACAAGTACTTACGGTGCTATATCAATTATTGGGGTAAGAAATACTTGGAGAGGAATCCACTTCAACGGCGGCGGAAGCCAGCCGCACCTTATGTTTGACGGTAGTTCAAACGGCGGTATTTACTATGAGGGTGGTGGGCGTTGGGCAAACTACTACAACTACGGTAATAACTGCACAGGTTTTGGCACATCATCAACCAATGCTAATTATGGCATATACGTCACAAAAGGTGGTTATTTTGACGGTCGTGTAGACGCAACTATTTTTTACGATGCCAACAACTCTTCGTATTACGTAGACCCCAGCAGTGTTTCTGTGTTCAGTGACATAAGAATCAATGATGGTAATGTGCAGTTGCGTAGCAACAACGTCCCAAGAAACACAAAGTGGAGAGCGCTAGAGGGTACTACTGATGTTGGTATTTCTTTTTACAACGCCCAAGATGTGTGGTGTATGCAGTTGTACGCTAACGCAGGAAATGAGTATGGATTTTTAAGGTCTAATTGGTCTACTTGGGATTTAAGAAAAGTTCCAAACGGCAACCTGTTCATGAATGATAACAACAGTTATTATTTAAACATTACTGACACTTCAAATATAAATAAGCTCTATTACAACAACAACATGGTTTCCCAAAACTATGGGGTTGGGCAGGTGGGCCTTTACGACTCATACCGTTATCAAGCCCTTTTTTCGATGGGGGAGTCTTACATTCTTCCAGCTAACGGAACTAGCACAGGCAACCTGTACGGAATGGCTTGGTCACACCCCAACGCTGGCGGCATAGCGGGGAATCTTGCTTCTCATGGATTTCTTATTCTTGAGAACGGAAGCTTTAGAGGGGCGTGGGGCGGCGCAAGTTTAAGAAACCCCGGTGATATTCGCGGCACAATCTTTTATGATTACGACAACACTGGGTATTATTTAGACCCGACCAGCATTTACTCTTTGCGTACCGTAGGCGATTGGCGTGCTGATAGTGCGGGTTGGACTGGTGAGTTCGCAGGGAAGATACAGTACCACTCTAATAATTGGTATCTTCAGTTTACTAGCAACGTAATTTTCCGCAATGGTGGTGGCACTAACGTAATGGTTTGTGACAACGGCGGTAATCTGACAGTAACAGGGTCAATATCTGGGTCAACTTCATATCCAGCCCGTGCTTGGGTAAACTTTTTTGGTCAGGGCTATACATCTATTCGGGCAAGTTCGAATGTAAGCTCAGTTTCATACAACGGGACAGGAAATTACACAATAAACTTCTCAACTGCAATGGTTGATGCAAATTACGCTACTATCGGTTCGGCTTGGTATCCCGGCGCACAACAAGCGGTTTTCAACGGCAATAGCGGGGGTACATATGCAACAACAGCAGTTCAAGTCTTTGTGGTTAATTCAGCAAATGGCGCATTACTCGATTCCCCCATTGTAAATGCCGCAATCTTCCGTTAAAGAAAAACTATGACACAAGTAATTATTTATCCAAACATCGCGGACTGCTTGACAGTTAAAATCAAATACCCTAAAGGAGTGTAAACATGGCAATCACATACACATGGGCCGTAACAGGCATGAAAGTTACCAATGTGGGAACAGAAACCAACTACGTTGTTCAAACGTACTGGACAAAAACCGGCACGGATGAGAACGGCAACACTGGCGTGTTCAGTGGCGCAACACCTTTTACCGCCAATCCAGATCAAACCGACTTCATACCTTACGACGAACTAACGCAAGAAATTGTGCTGGGCTGGATTCAGCCTGTTGTAACCGGCAGTTACGAAGAGCATGTCAATGCACAGATTGCCAAGCAGATAGCGGATAAAATTGACCCCGTAACAGAACCCGCTTTACCTTGGGCTCCCCCAACCCCACCAACCCCAACCCCAACTCCATAAGGAAAACAAATGAACGACAAAATCAACATCGGCGAAGTAACCATTACCGAATTCAACGTAATCATGAAGCAGTTGTCTGTTGGTCAGCTTGGCGAGTGCATTGACCTGTTTATGAAATTGAGCAAGTTGGGTCAAGAATTTCAAGCAGCACAGCAATCAGGGACTAGAGCAGTACCACCCCCAGCAGTATAAGGAGCAGCCATGAGCAGCACATATTCCAACAGTTTGCGGATTGAGCTTATTGGCTCGGGCGACCAAGCCGGTACATGGGGTCAGACCACCGACAACAACTTTGCTTACATTTTTGATACTGCTATTGCGGGAATCAACACAGTAACCATCTCATCTGCTGCTCAAGCTCTGACCTATGTAAACGGGCCGACATCTTCTTCGTCCCTGAACCAGTCAATCTACGCCATTTTGAAACTCAACAGTGCGGCTGCGGCATCTGCCATTTATGCTCCACCTGTATCTAAGCAGTACATCATTTGGAACAACAGTAGCTTCACAATCACGATATACAACTCTACGGTCATCGGTAACACAACTGCTGCCGGTGCGGGGGTTGCTATTGCGGCTGGCAATAAAGTCATGGTCTGGTCGGACGGGACAAATTTCTTTGATATCCAAGCTCAAAACTTAACCGGCACACTTGCTATCGCGAACGGCGGTACAGGACAAACCTCAGCCAACGCTGCGTTCAATGCCTTGGCCCCAGCACAAACAAACAACCGACTACTTAGATCAAACGGCACAAACACATCATTTGCTCAAGCTGTATTGACTACAGACGTTACGGGAACCCTGCCTGTTGCAAATGGCGGCACTGGGGTGACTTCTTCTACCGGCTCGGGCAGCGTTGTTTTGTCTACAAGCCCCACACTTGTTACCCCTCTCCTTGGCACACCAACATCTGGGAACCTTGCAAACTGCACCTTTCCAACACTCAATCAAAACACAACTGGAACTGCTGCGGGTTTATCCTCTACATTGGTAGTAGGTTCAGGTGGTACAGGCGCTACCACTTTTTCTTCTGGAGCACTGCTCAAAGGCGCGGGAACTTCAGCAATTACAACTGCAAGCGCAGCAGACATTGTTGGTCAAATTGGAGCCACTGCGGTTACAAACGCCACGAACGCAACCAACGCTACAACAGCGGCATCATGCTCAGGTAACGCGGCAACCGCTACAAGCCCACAATCGGGCGGATCGTTCATTACGTCTAGCAACATTGCCAGTCAGACAGTAGCAGCATGTACAGGAAATGCTGCCACTGCGACCAACCCTCAAAGCGGCGGTTCATTTATTACCTCTAGCAATATTGCTAGTCAGTCAGTAAGTTTTGCAACAACCTCAACAAATGCTACCAATGCTACCAACGCTACAAACGCAACAAATGCTACCAATGCAACAACCGCAGCATCATGTTCAGGCAATGCAGCAACAGCCACAAACCCACAGTCGGGTGGCTCATTTATTACATCTAGCAATATTGCTAGTCAGTCAGTAGCTTCTGCCGTTAACGCAACTAATGCAACCAACGCTACAAACGCAACAACTGCCACAAACCTTTCAACAGCATCAGGTTCAGCGCCATCATATTCAGCTAGAGCTTGGGTAAACTTTCAAGGCCAAAGCTTTACGGTTATTCGTGCAAGCGGGAATGTAAGTTCTGTTTCCTACAATGGAGTAGGAGATTACACAATAAACTTTGCAACAGCTATGCAAGATACATTGTATGCTGTTGTTGGTTCAGCTTGGTATCCCGGCGCAGTACAAGCACTTTTTTCCGGCAATAGCACTGGTGGTACATACACAACATCAGCGGTTCAAGTTGCTGTGGCTAATTCAGTAAATGGTGCAGCACTTGATTCCAACATTATAAATGCTTCAATCTTTCGTTAAGGAAAAACTATGACACAAGTAATTATTTATCCAAACAACGAAGGTTGGTTAACCGTCGTTAGCCCTGCCCCTGAGTGCGGTTTATCTATTGAGGAGATTGCCCGTAAGGACGTACCCGCAGGTAAACCGTATCACATCATCAACGTAGATCAGCTTCCACAAGACAGTATGTTCTTTAACGCATGGGAGGCGGACTTCACCAACGCAGTAGGCCGAGGGATTGGCGCAGACGCATGGTTTGCAGAGCAAGCCGCCAAGAAAGAAAAGGAGCAAGCATGATTACCATCAACGTAACCAAAGCCAAAACCATAGCCCACAACGTGCGCCGTGCTGCCCGAACTGAAGAGTTCAAGCCCTATGACGAAGCTATTGCTAAGCAAATTCCCGGTCAAATCGACGGCGCTGAAGCGGCAAGGGCTGTAATTAGAGCCAAATATGCAGCGATGCAAACTGCTATTGACGCAGCTTCAACAGTAGACGAAATCAAGGCAGCGATGCCGCAGAGTTAAAAATTGACCCGATCTCCATCCTCTTCGCTGCAAATGCCTGTGTCGCTGCAATCAAGCAGGGGTGTAAGCTTTACAAAGACGCTAAAACGTCTTTTATGGAGATCAAGAAGACTGTTGATGAAGTTGTTACAGATGTTAAAGCAGTCAGAGGATTCTGGGCAAAGCTCTTCGGGTCAGCGCCAGCCGCCCAAGCCAAGCCTGTGGCGAAAAAGAAGGAAGCCTACGTTGCCGTTGACGAAACCCAAGTCATGGCAGACATCGTTACTCAGCTTTCGACTTTCTTTAAGTTGCAAGAACAGCTTGCTGAACACATAAGGGAAGAGGAAGAGAAGAGCAAAACGGTTTTTGACCCCGATGCCAACTTGATGGAAGCCGCCCTGAAGCGGGTAATGGCTCAAGACCAGATGGCAGCGTTGGAGGTGGAGATAAGAGAGGCGATGGTGTACGGCGCTCCTAAAGAGATGGGGGCTTTGTATAGCAAAGTCTTTGAAATGCGGGATGTAATCAAGGCAGAGCAGGATAAAGCAAGGAAGAAACGGGATGACGACTCATGGCAACGCAAGGAAAAGGAGCGCCTTACAAGCGAAAAGCAAGCGTACCTACTAGCGACTTTTCTTTTCCTTCTGTACCTGTGGCTCCTCCTCGGCCTCTTAAGCAGGATTGGGAAAATATAATGGGTTGGATTGCTGCTTGTGTGCTTGTGGGTATGCTCCTACCCTTATTGGGTATGTTGTACATAGACGTGCTGCAAACCAAAAAAGAAGCCCAGACGCAGATTGAAAAGATGGAAAAAATACGTAAAGAACTTGAAAGGGAAAAACGTGACAAGACATGAACTTTCACTGTTGGCGCTGACTGTTTGCGTTGGCATCCTCTGCGGCTTGCTGACTGGGTGCGACGACCGTTTTCGTTACCCCTGCCAAAATCCAACAAATTGGAATAACGTTGAATGCAAGCCCCCAATCTGTACTGCTACGGGTACATGCCCAGAGCAGCTTATTAAACCTGAGCAGGAGAAGAAATGATGCCTACTGTTGGATACAAACCAAACAACCGCTTGACCGCAGAAGAGATTGAAGTCCGTGTATGGGCTTTTGTAATTGTCGTTTTGGTGACCATCCTGCTTGGCGCAATGGTGGCGTTCCTGTACTCTGTGACCTACGTCACTCAGCCTATGGCGGGTATGGCTCCTATTGACAAGATATACACCCAGCAGATTTCTACCATCATGGTGTTTATCACTGGCGTTCTTGGCGGCGTGGCTGGCAGGTCTGGTATTAAAGCCGTAGCCAATGCAGTTGCCAAAGCCGAGGCCAACGATAACGATGAGCCACCAAAGCCATGAGTCTGTTTAATCCGTATGTCTTGCTTGGCATTGTTCTGGCGGTGTTGGGTAGCTTTGGTGTTGGGTATTACAGCGGTGAGCAAAATGAATACGAGCGCCAGCAACTTGAGATTGCTCGTTTAAACGAACAGGCGCGGCAAACAGAACGGCGTATGGGTGAAGTTGCTCAAACATATGCTCAAACATTAAGGAAGGCCAACAATGTTGCAAAAGTTAAAGAAGATAAGCTGCGTACTGATATTGCCTCTGGCGAGCGCAAGCTGTTCATTCCTGTCAAAGCCCCCGAGTGCGCCGTATCAGCCACCGCAGATCCCCCCGCTGCCTCTGGAAATACAGAAACAAGAGCCGAGCTTGACCCAAGAACTGCTCAATCTCTTATCGATCTCACCAGCCGGGGAGACCAAGCCATCCGCAGCCTCAACGCCTGCATTGACCAATACGACCAAATGAGGAACATTAAATGAACCTGACAGCAAACTTTTCACTACACGAACTGACCAAATCAGAGACAGCTTTGCGTATGGGTTTTGACAATACCCCCGGCGAAGCCGAGATCGCCGCTTTAAAGCTATTGGCTGAGAAAGTTCTTCAGCCCGTGCGTGACCATTTCGGTAAGGGTGTCAAGTGTAATTCTGGGTTCCGCAGTGCCGAAAGTAATGCAGCAGTCGGAGGATCTCGTACCTCAGACCATGTCAAGGGCCAAGCAGCCGATATTGAGATACCCGGAGTGCCAAACGCAGAGCTTGCCCAATGGATCATGGATAACTTAGAATACACACAACTCATCCTTGAGTTTTACACCCCCGGCATACCTGATAGTGGTTGGGTGCATGTGTCTTACGACCCGAACAACCTGAAGAAGCAGGAGT